GCCACGTGCAGAGTTGCACGCGGCCCAGGTGGCCTACATCAAGACCGTCGACGAGCTGCGAGCCATCATGGCCGAGATCAACGACCACACATTCACGCTGCGCGCAATGGCAGATGAACGGTGGCCGGATGAGAACCATGACGACTTCGAGCAGAAGCTCAAGACGATCTACGATTCCATCAAGTCCATCATCTCGCGCTACAACCCCAACTGGGTAAAGCACAAGCCGACGGCGGGAAAGCCCGCGCCGGGACCTTCAACTCTTGCGGACATGCTGTCTGCCAAGCTGGCCAAGGAGGCGGCTGGCGGAGGTAAACGCAAAGATTAGGTAGATAAACTTGTTCCATATACCTGCCCGTATTGACGGGAGGTTTTTTACTAAAAACGGATTTTTTTGATTTAAATTGATATATCTTACAACATCGTATTCACTGCTTTGTTTTGTTCAAATGGCCAACATCAACACCCCTTGGGGAGATCTCGTGGAGGAGAAGACTCCTCGGAAGGAGGAAAAGGGCTGGACACAAGTGAATGCACCCAAGAAGGAGAAGAAGACCACGCCCAAGACGAAGGAGTCCGCACCCGCGGATCCCGTCGCCAAGAAGCTGGACTTCGACGAGCATACCTCAAAGAACAAATTCGCAATCCTCGCAGAGGACAGCGAGTAATGTTTGGAGAGGTTTTTAAAACGGATTTTTTTGAATCAATGTTTTGACTATCAAACAACCAACACTACAATGTCGGTCATCGCCCTGCAGCAGAAGGAGATTCGCCGTATCCAGGGCAACCTGGGGGCGGAAAGAAGCTTTTGGCAGTTCTCAATGGCAACCACTGACGAACTTGTCAGTGCACAGAAGGAACTTGTGAGGTTTCTTGTCTTTGACGTTCTCAAGCCTGCACGGGCTCGCGAATTGTGGAAGGCCCTCAGCGATGACGCGATGGCTTTCTCGGAGTACGACTTGATCGCCTACTGGGATCTCCAAATCAACAGGGCGCTCAGAATCATGGAGAAGCGAGATAAGTCTGAGTAAGATGTTTAGGTTGAGCCTATGAAGGTTTTTAACTAAAAACGGAATTTTTTGAATCATACAAATTAGTTTTGAAAAAAAGCAATCATGGAGTCAGTCTTTGACGACGCATTCCGCCAGCAGCTCAAGGACATCTATGTCTTCGGCGAGCAGCGGAGGATGCAGGCGTACAACGACGTTCTGTTCGCGTACTTTCACAAGTACACGACGGACTCCAGACACAACCCGTACATCCGTTCGGATGTCCTTGCAGCAGTGCAATTGGATGTTCTGAGTGGGAAACACTCGACGTTTGTCGAGAACGATTGGTGGTTCTACTATAAGACCTGCTTCAAGAAGCAAGTTGGCGATCAGGAAGAGAAGGAGAAGGCGTTGGAAATAGTCGGTCTCCGCACAACGATCGCTTACGAGGGCGCGAGGCCCGTGCAGGTGCAAGAAGTGTTCGACAAGACGGACATTCTCGACCGGCTCAGCTTGATGTTTGGAGAAGGGTTCGTCGTTCGCGACAAGCCAGCCAACAGGGCAATGCCCGACGAGGAGACGGACGAGTGGCATTCGGAGCAACGAACACTCGTGCTGTGCTACTACAACTCGGGCATCCCAAAGGAGGATGCAGAGCGCATCGCTGGCGTCAAGAAGAAGTACGAGGATCGCGAAGTCGAGGAATTGACGATCAAGAAACCTCTGTTTAACAGAACCTTCGTCGGCAAAGCATCCGAGTTCCGGCGCCTCAACTCTCTGCTCGGACGGAGCGAACATTATTACGGCTCGGACGATGAATAAATCTCGTCCCAGTTTTTAAATCAAAACGGATTTTTTGTATGAGACAAATGGAACAACAAAAGATGTCTAGTCAAGATAGAATTCAGAAAAACATTGAAGAGCTTCGGAAGGAACTGGATTTGCTCGATCAGGAAATTGAGCAGGTTGAAAAATGTTTGGAATCAAAAACTCTTTCTGAGGAAGAGGAAACCAACCTTCAAGTTCAGCACGTAGATCTTGTTAATGATCGTGTGGATATATATTCTGACATCGCAATGCTAGAAGAACTTCTGCACAAAATGCAGATTGATGAAACTTACCACGACGATGGTTGTGGAGTAGACTGGAACGAGAGCGGTTATTACGATTGAAAACGGATTTCGTGTTTTCCTCTCTTTTTATCTCAACAACCAAAGATGGCCAACATGCAGACCACTCTTGAGACGATCTTTATGGAGGCGGCGAAGGTATTCGGGAAGACCGATGCCGAGAAGCTTCTGAACAAGGTATTTGAATCTGAGAAGCCTGTAAAGGATAAGAAGAAGGAAGAAGCCCCCAAGGCTGAATCTAATAAGCGTATTTCTCGTATGACTCCTACGTTGTCAAATCAGCTCAAGGCTGAGTTGATCAAGACAGGACTCACTATTTCGGACGACGATAAGAAGGAATTTGACAAGATGAAAAAGGAGTTTGTTGCACATGTAGATGGGCTTACAGATGACGATTTCACTGCTAAGGGTCTTGCGGACCACATGCGTGATTTCGCAAAATTGAAGAATCCTCCTCCCGCTGAAAAGAAGGAGGAGGCTGAGAAGCCCAAGAAGGTCAAGGCCAAGAAGGAAGATCCTCCGGCCGAAAAGAAGGAGGAAGAAAAGCCCGCGGCCGAAAAGCCAAAAAAGGGTAAGGCGGCTGCAGCTGAGAAGAAGAAGACTATGTGGGAGGAGATGAACGAGGTTAAGGCCCCGCCTCCTCCCAGCAATGCAGCAAATATTACTACTCTGACGCTCAAGGAGCTTCAAAGTATTGAAATGATCGCGACTCCTGATGGAGGAGAAGTTGGCGTCTATTGGGACGCAGACAACGGTCGATTTGTGCGTGGTCCTGAACAGGAAGACGACGAAGACCTCACCGATAAGAAGTACAATGGAAAGTTATATGCAATCGGTGATACCACGGGTCGTATTTATGAGACGACCGATGATCGGGATATCTTTGTCGGCTTTGCCGGCGTGGGTGCATTTCGCGAATTCAAGTAAAAATTTGGGTTAACCCCAAAATTTTTTTATTCCTCCCAAAAGGTTATCTCACAGTTTGGGAAGCTGTGGCGAAACCAAGGACCAATTCCGAGAGATTTGAAGAGGGCTCGGGGGACATGCAATTTTTTGAATTCGGGAACAATTTCGGGAACTTCCACGCCATGCTTTTTACTGTAATACGACCACATGTGATCAAGAGTAATAACATCCGAATTAGTTGGAATTTGTCGGCTGTAAAATTCTGACTGTTTTTGCTCTGTCATGGGAACTGCAATTCCTTCAATTCGTACACGATCAGGGGTTGTCACAATTTCTGCAACCGGAGGTTCTAATTCATACGACATCTTGCAAATTTTATCCCAAACAACTTTCCATGAAACGACGGTTTCATAACTATACGCATTATCATCCACGATGAGAGGTATTCTCATTTTGCTATTATAGCCGTGCTAGATGTAAGCGGGTTGATTACGTTTTCAATAACGGCGGCAGATGGTAGTATATCTAGCTTGGAGCCTGTCCAAAAAGGGTACAGCATTGCAAAGAAACAGACTCCAAAAAATCCAAACGGAATAACACTTATAGCTCCAAACAGATATCCAACACCTGGACGTACGAGCTGACCATATTTGAATGCAGACATAATACCTATGAAGTATACAGAATACATCAGCGCATACGCGACTGCCCACCCAATTTGATTTCCAATACTCGGTCCATCCTGAGTTGGTCCGTCTGCCGGGGGAGCAGAAACGGAGAACGTGGAATTGTCTTTGATAGACTCTGAATTTTTTGCGCCATTCAGTGTGTAATCAACTTCGAGTACCTTCTGTTTGTTGGGGTTGGGATCAGGAATTCCCAATGTAGACGGACTTACTTTCAATTTGATGAGCCCATCTTTGATGTAGTTACGTATCGCATCTGTGACATCCGTCATATTTCCGGGATATCCGTACTGTGCCTTCTTGATATCCAGCCCACTTGCAATTTTTGCGGGGGGTGCAGAAATTATGATTGCTTCGTTGTCATATGCAGATTTCACATTTGTATCTCCATTGTTGATCGTGTATGAAACAATAAGTTGTTTTGTTTGTCCAGGAGCTGGATCTTCAACCCCTAGAGAATCGGGAGTCACAACTAAATTTAGTTCACCTTCCTTTATGTTTGACAAAACTGCAGCTTTTACATCTACAGTTTTTGAACCTGCGCCATACGTGGCTTTGGTTATTTTGATGCCCGTTGCCATTATGAAGAATCTAAGAAGAGAATACTACGCTTGCAACTCCACCAATGACTCGCAGGAAATTGTATGACTCCACGAATGCGCGAACATTATAACTGTACGCCAGTGTTGCCGCACTTGATTTTGTTATGACTGTTACTAAATCGTCGGGGTTATAAAGTGGTTTCCCAGTTTTTGGGTCCACAATGTTAGGATTTGCAATAACTGTCGGATTTGGATTGAACACAGTTGATTTCAAAATACACTGAGTTGTTACCGTATTAGGGGATACGAGTGGCGGTTGAACGTAGGAGTTTCTCAAAATGGTTTTGTTAAACATGGATCCATTCAGGTGCCCTGAAGGCTGATGCGTTCCGTGATCCAGCGCAAACGAGTACGAATAAATTCCAGGGATTGCTGTCAAAGCTTTTCCAGTATGATGACGGTATGGTTGCATTTGTGAGAAAAAGTCAGTTCCCTTAGGCGTAAAACGTTCCTTGCCGTCTAGCAAAATTGTTGAGTTGAGAAGAATGTCGCGAGCAGATTCAGATGTTGATTGACTTGTTCCGGACGAGTACCAGGGAGCCATATTGAAGGTTGTTGTAGAATCAAGCGGTGGCTGATTTGGGTCTTCCCAGTTGGTATAATTATCGTAATCATTATTCAGAGCAAGATCACTTCGCTGTGCAACCCACACAACCCGGGTTGCCAAGTTTCGCATCGTCAGTTCAAGATCATTTGAGGGACCATACTGTCCCATTGTTGAAACAACGTCCAACTGAGAAATTATGAATGAATGCTCCGACTTTGCAACATGTACAAGCTCTGCATCGGACAACCAAATGTAATTTGCTTCAATGAATGGATTCAGGTTCCAGGAGTTCAATCCGGGGTTTACAACTGCAGGGATGGATCCCGAACGGTTATACAGAGGAGGCGACAGAAAGTTGTTTATGAAGAACAAATTACTGCTCGTATCCGGAGCAATGCGAGTTCCAAAATTCGGATTTGCAACTCCGCCAATTGTTTCACGAACGTCCAGAACCGTGAAGAGCTGATACATATTTTGAAATTCTACTACAATTTCAATTTCGGAGTGCTGTAGCGCAATAAGGGGCAATGCAGATCCCACATTTTCACAAAACCAGAAGTGCAGAGGAATGTGAAGATTGCGTCCGGGGATAGACGCTTCCGCCGGTTCGGTTGCAGATGAAATGGCGTTGGGATACTGATTTACTCGGTCGTACGCATTTGCGGGATCATACATTTCTGGAACATTTCCAATCATACGATTTAGGATTTCTTTCTTGTTTGCATCAAACTTGAGAGACGCATACAACTTCATCCACTCGCCCGTATGCCTCACAACTTCCTGACCGTTGATCAGGATCGCAACGTAATTAATCATGTTGTATCCCAAACTTTTTACCCACTGAAATTGATAACCGATCGCATTTGAGTTTGTGTTCAAATTTGGATGTACCCCAGATACAGGATACACAGGTGAATAGATATCGGGCATGCTGACAACAACATAGCAATCGTGCAAAAGCTGGGCAAACCGCTCAACCTTTGCTCGCAAAGTTACAGTTCCCGCAGCTGGGAGAGTCTGCTGAGACCCTCTGAATACAACTTTGAAATGCTCCATCGCAAATTCAGAATGACGCTTGTACATAGATCGAAAGTGAGTAAAAGAGGGGTTTCCCGTCACAAGATGGTCTTGTGCACCTTTGCCCACTAATTGCATTAAACCGCCTGGCATGTTATTATAACTTACAGAATTGAATGTATATTGTATTCCGCTTATTCAGACGTAGGAATAAACACTGTCTCCGTAAAGCTTCCGCACATAAGAATATTTCCTGATGAATCTGTAGCAAGGCCTCTTGCCTCATCTAACCCCGTTCCTCCTTGAAATCCGGTTATCCACTGAATTTGTCCTGATGAGTCGTATTTTATCAAAAATGTGTTGTTCCCGCCCGCTGCAGCTGCAAATATTAAGGAACCAAAAATTGACATCCCTGCACTACCTACTCCGCCGTTGTATGCCCAAATACGATTTCCACCTATACCAAATCCTGCGACATACACATTTCCAGCTGTGTCTGTTGTGACTGCATACACTGTTTCAAATGTAGATGATGGAGTTGCTATTCTCCCTACCCACTGAGGATTCCCGTTTGTGTCGTATTTCACAATAAAAGCATCAATATTGCCACCGAGTGAGCTCGTAATAGTTGCCCAAACTGTTGTTCCATTTGATTGGTATACGTTTGCACTTGGATTTCCACCGTATGAACCTCCTACATACACGTTTCCACTCGTGTCTACTGCTATAGAGCGACCCTGGTCATTTCCAGTTCCGCCGATTCGCGTTACCCACTGTGCTATACCGGAAGTATTAAACTTAGCAACAAACATATCCTGACCTCCAATAGTTGTATACGTTGTTGAGTATGTTGTAGCATCGGCATTCGTGATAGTTAGGGTTCCGCCACCTTGAAGACCTGTTAGATACACATTTCCAGATGAATCTGTTGCAATACCATACCCCAAATCTGCAGACGTCGAACCTAACTTTGCAACCCACTGGAAAACTCCGTTTGTATCATACTTTACCAAATAAGCATCACCTGCACCTGTATCTGTAATGCTTGCAACCGATACATCGCTTGTACTGAAAAAACTCGCGGCAGCTGCTGTTCCTGTAGCATACACATTTCCACTGGAATCTGTCGTAATCGCCCACCCCGCATCACCTCCTGTGGATGCTATTTTGATTCTCCACTGAACTGTTCCAGATGTGTTATATTTAGCAATATATGAATCAGCAGCGCCTCCAGATGTTAATATCGCTGCGGTCGTTGTGTCGTCTGAATTTACAAACGTTGTAGGTGTTGAACTTCCTATTTGACCTGTCACATACACATTTCCACTAGAATCAGTCGCTACTCCCAAACCAAACTCGCTTTGTGTTCCAAAAATACGAGCACGCCATTGTATTATTCCACTGCTGTTGTGTTTTAAAACAAATCCATCAAGTGTTCCCGATACTGTTGGTAATGCAGGTGTGAATATTGTTCCATCTCCATTCACCAATTGTGTGGTTCCCGCTCCATACTGACCTACTGTATACACATTTCCGCTGGAATCTGTTTTTACATCAAATAATACGTCTGCACCTGCAGTTGAAACAATTGATGCCCACTGAGGAATTGCTAAGTCAGTATATTTAATTAGAAACCCTTCTTGCGTTCCTCGTTGTGATTGTAATACTTTATAAGGTTTATAATCCGAAGAATATATTACCACACTCTGCCCCGAAATAGAGTTTCCTCCAATGTAAATGTTTCGAAATATGTCTACATCTATACTTCTCACGTTTACTCCGGTTGTGTTTCCTTTTATAACTGTAATCCATTGAGCCATTCCATTTGTATCATATTTTACAACTGCACAGCTTTCATACACTGATCCAAACGTTGTTGTGTCGGAGTTCACGATGATTAAATCTGTGGCAGCCGGACCAAATTGACCTACTACGTAAACGTTGCCGCTCCTGTCTGCTTTGATATCCCAAATTGGGTCTGAAACTGCTGATCCTATTCTTGTTACCCACTGAACAACTCCTGCAGTGTTATATTTAACAATAAATGCATCTCCATTTCCAGAAGTGCCTAACGTAATTGGAAAGGCAATGTTTCCAACACTGTACGCGATAAATCCGGCTCCTCCCAAACGACCAGTAACATACACATTTCCAAAAGGATCTGCTGAAACTCCGAATCCTCTATCTGGAGTAGTTGATGCTATGCGTGTAAGCCATTGTCCTACTCCGTCTGTATCGTACTTCACGAGAAATACATCATCCAATCCAACAAGTACAACAGTTCCAAATGATGCACCTGTTCCATCTCCGCCTTCATATGCGGTAACATTAGCTCCCCCACTCTGCCCTGTTATATATACATTTCCACTTGTGTCAGTTGCTACGCTATAACCAATATCCGATCCAGTTGACCCAATTCTTGCAATCCATTGAACTGTTCCAGATGTGTTGTACTTCGCAATGAATACATCGTTTGAGCCTAATGTAGCAATTGAACCAAATGTTGTATCATCTGAATTCCGAATATTTGTAGTAACTCCGTTTCCAGACTGACCTGTGACATACGCATTTCCGGATGAATCTGTTGTGATATCATAGGCAATGTCTGCCTGTGTAGACTCAATACGAGCATTCCACTGAACAAACCCGTCTGAATCGTATTTTACGACAAACGCGTCTCCCGCCCCTCCGTTAGTCAGAGTAGGTGAAAAGTCAGTTCCATCTCGGTTTCTAGCTGTAATCGTGGCATTTCCACCTTGACCTGCGATATACAAATTTCCGCTCGGATCGGTTGCTGCCGAAAATCCAATGTCCGTTCCTGTAGATACTATGGACGCAACCCACTGAACAACGCCATCTGTTGAATACTTAACTATGAATGCGTCATTGCCTGTACTTGTCAGAGTCGTAGCAAACGCTGAAGTGTCTGCATTAAAAAATGTTGTAGTAGTTCCAGAACCTGTTTGCCCGGTAGCATACATGTTTCCAGAAGAATCTGTAGCTGTTCCATAGACTATTTCATCTCCTGTGGAACCAATTCGTGCAACCCACTGTGCAGCGCCGTTTGTGTTGTATTTTACTACAAACCCATCAGTTCCTCCACTGTTTGCAATTGTCGAAAACAAAGATTGCTGTTGACCATACACTTGAAGACTTCCACCAGTTCCTAATCCAACCTGATATAAATCGTTCATACTTCCATAAGTAAGTCCGTACAAAATATCGGAGTTTGCATTTCCAATTCTACGAATCCATTGAACAACTCCGCTTGAATTATATTTAATAAGAAATGAGTCATTACTACCTATGAATGGATATGACGCAACTTGAGCTCCGCCAATATTATTTATTCTTATGGTTGTTCCTATTTGAGCACATGAAACTCCTACGTATAAATTTCCAGACGAATCTGTAGTAAGGCCCCAAGCACTATCACCGCCGTCGGACGCAACCGCTTGACCTGCATATAGCAAAGTTCCGCTTGAATCGTATTTATTTATATTTGTTTCGCCGTTTCCGGAACCTCCTCGTTGGTATGAAATATATATGTTGCTACTTGGATCAAGTGTTATAGCGTTAACACCATCAGATTGTGCTCCTCCAGTTAATACAATCCACTGAACAAATCCAGCTGAATCATATTTTACGATACACGGATCGTTTGCAGCTGTTCCCGTTCCTGCTGGTGTTGTTCCAAATGCTGTTCCGTCCGAGTTATAGGCGGTGACTACTACTGTTGTTGTAGTAGCTACTCTTCCATAAACATAAATATTATCACTTGAATCTATGACAAGAGATTGACCAGTATCTGTTCCAACTGTACTAACTCTAGCAACCCACTGAACAACTCCCGATGAATCATATTTTACGACAAACATTTCCGGTCCTCCGCTAGAAGGTATGGTTCCTCCACTCGTTCCATTCGCATTATATGCTGTTGTTGTTACGGACGTTGCTCCACATTGTCCAACGACATACGCATTTCCAGCAGAATCTACCTTTACTCCAAATGCAATGTCAGCAGCTGTGGAACCAATTTGAGCAAGCCATTGAACTACTCCATCTGTGTCATACTTTACAATAAAGGCATCTCCTAATCCTCTCGATGGAATCGTTGTTGCAAATGCACTACCATCTGCATTGAATGCTGTCATAGTAGCTGCGCCTTGTTGGCCTGCTACATATATGTCTCCATTGGAGTGCGTTACGACACTGTATGCGAGATCTGATTGAGTTCCGTCTAGGCGTGCAATCCATAATCCTTTTCCACTCGTGTGATATTTTGCTACAAACGCTGCGTTTGATCCGCTAGCAGGTAAATTTTTACCCGATGAAGTTCCATCTGAATTATAAAGACTTGTTACTGTTGCTGAACCTGTTTGTCCTGCAACAATCACATTATTATTTAAATCAGTCGCAACCGCCCATGCTGTGTCTGTTCCGGTTCCACCTATTCTTGCACTCCAAATTGCGGTCCCATCCGTACTATAGCGAAGGATAATTGCATCTTGGCCTGTAGATGTTGTTGTTATACTTACATCTGGCTTGTCTTGAGATTTTCCATACCCATTCTGATACATTGACGTCACTAATGCCGGCATTACTTGTTTTAACCATAACTTGTAAAATTCGCAAGAACAACCCACGAAATGCCTGTATAGATCAAAACCATTGAAACAATTTCAATTCGGTTTGCATTTCCAGTTGGTAATATAGTGTTATTCCAATTGATAGCAGTTGGTGTTCCTGCAATTTGAAGACCATTCAAGAAATATGGAGTTGAGCCTTGTACGAGAACAAATGCCACAACGTAGGAACGATTTGAGGTTGTAGGCAAGTTTGTAATATTGGGTGTCCAATTTGTGGTCATGCCTGTCACATAAAAAATTGCACCAGTCAGCCAGTTAATTGTTTGAGTTGACGTTGGTGCCACAACAGTATTCACAATTTCCTGTGTTTCTGCTATAGATGTGACCCCTGCAATCGTTGCATTTCCGGTTACAGTTAAAACTGTTCCATCAAATGTTAAGTTGGGTTGAGCTATAGCAGTATTGGTTGAGGCACCGTCTGCAGTTAGAACACGATTAGAAGCCGGGGTTGTAATCGTTGTAAATCCTGGTCCTGTAGGTCCTGTATTGCCTTGTGGTCCCGTAGGTCCTGTAGGTCCTGTATTGCCTTGTGGTCCTGTAGGTCCCGTAGGTCCTGTATTTCCATTTGCTCCTGCTGTTCCAGAAGGTCCTGTAGCTCCTGTATCTCCTTGAGGACCCGTTGGACCCGTAGGCCCTGTAGCTCCCGCTCCACCTCCTCCGCCACCGGCTAACAAATCACTTCCTACACCCGCTGTTGCAGCTGTTATATCAATGTATGCTCCACGATTTGTTCCTCCACTTTCGAAAAATCGCAGACGATTTTGGTTTATATCGATTGTGACAACACCGCTGATAGTGCTGTTTGTTGCTGGTTTTGCAAGTTGAAGCTCACCTCCTTCATCGCCAACTGAATACGTAGAATATAAATATGGTGTTCGTAAAGCTGAACCATCCCATGTTAGGGATGCAGAACCTGCAAACGCTCCACTGCTATTAAATTGAACTTGAGTGTCTGAACCTCCAATTGGCGGCGTTGGTCCTGTAGGTCCTGTAGCTCCTTGTGGTCCTGTAGGTCCTGTATTCCCATCTGCTCCTGCTGTTCCGGTAGGCCCTGTAGTTCCCTGTGGACCCGTAGGTCCTGTAGCTCCATCTGCTCCTGCTGGTCCAGTAGCTCCTGTATTACCATCTGCTCCTGCTGGCCCTGTAGCTCCTGTATTACCATCTGCTCCTGCTGGTCCGGTAGGTCCTGTAGCCCCATCTGCTCCTGCTGGCCCTGTAGCTCCTGTATTACCATTTGTCCCGGCTGGTCCTGTAGGTCCTGTAGCCCCATCTGCTCCTGCTGGTCCCGTTGCACCAGTAGGTCCTGCGTCTCCCTGTGGCCCGGTAGGACCTGTAGTTCCCTGAGGTCCAGTAATACCTTGTGGTCCAGTTGGTCCAGTGTCACCTTGAGGACCAGTATCTCCCTGGGGCCCTGTAGCACCTGTTGGTCCGGTAGGTCCTGTATCTCCTTGAGGTCCTGTTGCAAGTGCCTGCAATATAGTTGTATGAACGTGGCTAACTGTTTGGTTTCGAAATTTGAGTGTTAACGTTCTACTGGTTCCCACAAAATTAGCATAAACGCGAATACGTATACGTTTTGTCAAATCGGGTAAAGTAGTGGATGATACGTACAAGGATTGAGTATATTCTTGACTTAGCGTTCCAACATCTTCGGCACCACTTACTCCATCTACAATTAATACAGGGTTGCTTGATCCGTCCGAATCCACGTAATACACATCAGCATAAATACTTATACCAGTTGCGTTTGCTTGTGCATGCAAAACGATATCCCAAATTCCTGCTGCTATAAATGTGTTGGTTATAACTCCAGTACCTGTTAAAAATGTTCCCATCAAAACATTGTTTGTGTCTGTGTTTGTTGATGTAATTGTTGTTTGAGCAGATGTGGTTGCTGTTAAATCTAGCGTTCCCGTTTGAGGAGCCGTCCCACCTGCAGTGTCCATAATCAAAACTAATCCTCCAGATACACCGTTTACTCCCGTGGGTCCAGTAGCTCCTTGAGGACCTGTAGGACCTGTATCTCCCTGAGGTCCCGTAGGGCCTGTGGTTCCCTGTGGTCCGATAGCTCCTGTTTCTCCAATTGGTCCCGTCGGTCCGGTATTACCTTGTGGTCCTGTAGCTCCTGTATTACCTTGAGGACCTGTAGGACCTGTATCTCCCTGAGGTCCCGTAGGCCCTGTAGTTCCCTGTGGTCCCGTTGCACCTGTTTCTCCAGTTGGTCCTGTAGCGCCAGTATTACCTTGAGGTCCTGTGGGACCAGTAGTTCCTTGAGGACCTGTAGCACCAGTATTGCCTTCTGGTCCTGTGGGTCCTGTAGTTCCTTGTGGTCCCGTAGGCCCTGTAGTTCCTTGAGGACCTGTAGCACCAGTATTACCTTCTGGTCCTGTAGGCCCTGTAGTTCCCTGTGGTCCCGTTGCACCTGTTTCTCCAGTTGGTCCTGTAGCGCCAGTATTACCTTGAGGTCCTGTAGGACCAGTAGTTCCCTGAGGACCTGTGGGACCTGTTTCTCCAGTTGGTCCTGTAGCGCCAGTATTACCTTGAGGTCCCGTAGGCCCTGTAGTTCCCTGTGGTCCTGTCTCTCCCTGGGGTCCGGTTGAACCCGTTGGTCCTGCAACTCCTGTGGGACCAGTAGTTCCCTGAGGACCTGTGGGACCTGTTGCACCTATAGGCCCTGTAGCTCCTGTATTTCCATCTGGTCCAGTAGGTCCGGTAGTTCCCTGTGGCCCCGTTGAACCCGTTGGACCCATAACTCCCGTAGGACCTATAGGACCAGTATCTCCTTGTACTCCAGTAGGTCCGGTGTCTCCCTGAGGCCCAGATGGTCCCAGAGGTCCTATGGCACCTATAGGCCCCTGTGGTCCTGTATCTCCCTGAGGTCCTGTTGCGCCTGTTGCTACTAAATTTGCATATGAAAGATCGTTCCAAGCAGTAACTCCATCTCCAATTTTGAACCCTTCATTATCCATATCAACACCCATCTCACCATTTGCAAGCACTGGGTTGGCGATTGACCATTCAGATCCTGTACCACGCCGAAATTGAAATTGTATGTACGGCATACTTACTTTTGTAGACCTAATTTACTCCACCCAGATCAAACACTGGGCCTCCCGTGTATACAATAGATGGGTATCCTCCGTCAAAAAAAGTGGTTGGAATATTTGGAAAATACGACAATGAATTCCAAGCGGTAATCCCGTTTCCTATTTTCATTTTTCCAGTATCTTTCTCATATCCCTGCTCTCCATCACCCAAAACTGGATTTGTAGAAGTCCAGTTTGCAGCTGTATCTCTGCGTATTAAAATTTTTGCGTTAGTTGTCACACACGCCATTTTTACGTAGTACAAACATTTGTATCTGCGTAGCCACCATCAACAACAACATCTCCACCATTTCCATCGAGTATTTCGCAAAACTCGGATTCTGCATTTCCGCCATCGAAGATACTCGTACAAACCTTCTGTACGCCTTCCTTGATAAACGTAGGACACAACCCCGATATGAAAAATGTTTCCAGAGAACCATTCGTTGATCCAGAATATCCAAACTTCGGATAAACTGCACAGCTGTTTGATCCAATAATAGCACGTCTGCGCTTGGTTTCTGTTGCCATGGAGGCATCCCGCTCTTTTGAAACGTAAATCTTTGACTTTCCAACTTCAATAGGAACGGGCAGAGCGCCTATTGGAACTTGGTACACATTTGTTGGTGTCAAGTAATAGTTTAGAACATTATATCCTATAAAAAGCCCTAGAAGGCTCAAAAACACTGTATTTATAGTAAGGTTGAAGAACCTCATTACATTATACGAACATGAGTTGTTTGATTACACTGCGTACAAATTCCCTGCTTGGTGGACAGGGTTGTTGAAGTACAACTGCAAAGCTTAACAAGAGTCCTCTTGACAGAAGTTGTGTTAACAGCATTCTGAGAACGCAATACATAGTCTGCAGTTTGGGATGCTACGTAATCTGTCCAGTTTGAAGCAGTACGACGAATGTTTGACGTTCCTACAACAGGGAACACATTAATTGCTCCATTCACGTTATGTCTTTCATCTTGGGGAAACTGTGGGGGAGCAACATCTTTGTTGAAGATTGGAGATGTAGATGTTAGAACTCCGTTCGTGGAACTATTTGAATATCCGTTTGCGCGTGCTCCGCGAAGTCTCTGTAGACGAACCCAGTCTCCTGCAGATAATCCACGAGTTCCCTGTTGTGCATTCGAGAAGGACATGCCCGCCCCAGCGTTTGATACTTGAGCCATTTACAAGACTACTTAGATGAAAAATCAGATTTGGAAACAGGTGTAAAGAATCGGATCTCTCCTGGTCCCACACGTTTTCCCAGGCGAATCAGACGCTGTGTATCGTCAAAGGATGGCAAGTCAAACACTTCATTCGTGTCTGGATCGATAAGAAGGGCAATTCCCTTGACTTTGATCTTCTGTAGACGCCTTGCTTTTCGCTGTATGTTTTTGGTGTACAATGCATCTGATTCATCCTGCGTTATTTTAGGTTTGAACGCCAAATCTTCTGCACCTACAGTTGTATCAAAACGCATACACTGAATGACCGGCTGTTCTTTGGAGTGCAGCTTTCGGTGGATTTCGCAATCGATCGCCGCCTGCTTCAGCAGATGAGTTATATTTTTGATGATACGACTTTTCCGATAACTGAGCTCATACAGATACTCGTCGGATGTCAGGAACGCCTCCTTTGCATCTCCCTCATACCGTTTCATATCCATATCATTACGACGAATGACAGTTATGTTTGGGCCCTCCTGAGTTATTGTCTGCTCGGGCGTAAATACAGTTATATACACTCGGACCTTCACAGTTCGCTCTGCAAGTGGGAGTGTTGCGTGAGAGCAAATACGAATTGCGCGACCGATCGCCTGCTCGACACGCACAGGATTCCAGTGGGGTTCCGTTATAAAGACATTTCGCACCAGTTTCAAGTCAATACCTTCGGCTGCCGCTTTTGTTCCCATGAAAATGCACAACTTCTTTTCTTTTATAGAATCTTTCAGGGACGGGGGAAAGCCGGATTCATAAGCTTCGGGTCCATTAAAAATTTGACGATACAAATCACGAGTTGCAGGGTTAGTACCATCATAGAAGACAAATGCGGGGACTCCGGGTTTCAAATTGGGATCCTCAACCCACTGATTGTCCTGTTTGACAATCTTGTACTCCTGAAACCCGTTCTGCTCAAGGATGGCTGCAAAGATTCCCAACCCTTGGAGCTGCAAAAATTCAGAGTATAAAAATATGTTGTTGAGCTTTTCCGGAGTTCCAACGGCTTCCTGGACATCCTTCAGCATGCGAAGAAGTTTTGGAGAAAACTGTTTTAAAGCAGCATCAGAAAGATACTTTTCAGGTTTGGCTTTTATTTTTTGAAGGATCTCCGAATTTTCAAGATCAACCGGCGTTGATTCTGTGGTTCCCTCTGGGATGTCTACCTTTACTTCCGGGGGAAGTGCGTAGTTGCAGATCAGACGAGATTTCATACGGTACGAACTCATATCCGCGTCCAGATCTCCCTTCTTGACATTCCTTGAAGACTCCTGCTTGATCTCGTCAAAGCGAGCTGTCAGGTATTCGATAAATTGTGTATCCGACATGGGAATCTTTACAAGTCGGGCATCCTGCTCAATTTCCTTGGGGAGAAGACGCTCGTCTGCCGTTTTGAAGTACGAAACCAATCCCTGGATACGTCTCTGGAAAAGAAGAGCATTTTTTACATTGAGACCGTCGAGGAAAAGACCTGCAAATTCTTTGTAGTCGGTGGGGAGACATTGCAACTGCTCTACAAGAATCTTTTCAGGAGTTTCCAATTCGGTTCCCCCAAATTCAGATTCAAACTTTGGTTTCCAAGATTGTACCCACGCTTTGATGTCGGGATCCTGCGGGAAATCTTTGTTGTACTTGACTGCGATGCGCTCACCTTTTTCATTGTAGACACTTTCAAAATTGGGGGGATTGCGAGTCAGCAAAATTGTTCGCTTCACAGAATTGTATTCAATTGTATCAAGATCCAGGAGTCTTCTGAAAAATGCAGTCATCAATCCTTCATCCCACGAAATTGCCTGCTTCGTAGGGATGACAACACGTTCGATAGGACCTCTCAAAAGATTCATCGTGTACGCAATTTCATTTGCTTTATTGATGATCGGAGTCCCCGAAAGCAGAACAACCTTACAGTTCTTTGCGTTATAAATCATGTCGTAGAGCTTTCGTTTGTATTCGCGTTCGTTGACCACAGAACCAATCAGGTTGTGAGCTTCGTCGATTATAACTGTTGTGTTATCAAACATGTGAGGCTGATCGGGGGGAAGGATTTTGTCAACGTTTGTTTTGGTTATACCATTGTAGCTGATGAATGTGAATCGCTGGTTGAGAACATCGTCGAGCTGCTCGGCAATTTTTACCTGGTCAGCTCTTGCAAGAGTTGTAAAGTTGGGAGCCTTAGTAGGAGCAGTAGTATAAAATTTGAGGTTCTTATCCAGAAACTCATCAGAAATTCCCATCTTCTTTCCAATTTCACGGTCTTCCAGAGACCGAATAATTTTAGATTCCCAGTGCTGTTCGTATTTGTAGATCGGATCTCCGCATTTCCTGATCTCCTTGCGATAGTTATCTAGCAGGGATGCAGGAGTAAGTACATACGTATGGCGCGTGGAAAGAAGGGATTCGGCAACTGCAATGGATGAACATGTTTTACCAGACCCGAGTCCGTGATAAAGAAGGAGTCCACGGTAAGGAGTTTCGGTTAATAAATAGTCCCTGACAATCTTTTGATGCTCAAGAAGCTCCCGACTGTTTCTCGACATGTCGCCCTGTCGTTTGCAGAGGTCCTCTTCAGAGTCTGCAAGGTCTAGCGGATCTATAATCTTGTTTTTGTATTTTAAGAAAATGCGAACAATTGAATCGGCAAATGCCTTTCTATTTGGAAGAACGTAGGTTTGTTCCATTGTTTTTGACGCTGAATAAACAATGGAGCAAACTATTCGCAAGAATCCGAGATTATGGATGATTGTTATTTATCTCTTTTTGGTCGCCGGATTTCTATATCTTCGTCCTGCTGTAGCCTTTGGGCAAGAAGGACGAGTCCGTCCCTTTGGTGTTTCCAACAAAGAGTCAACAGTATTTCCTCTTTGGTGGTGGATGTTCGTCTTTGCAGTTGCTTCCTATGGAGTTATAGTCTATGTCCTTGATTACTCTTTGTAAGTGTAATAATAGGTTTCAGGATTATAGACTGCATGTTTATCCATAAACTTTCTGAGAGTTTCCTGGTCATCTGTTTTAAATGTTTTTAGGAGTTCATAGTTATTTTCTATTTCATCTTCAGACGTTGTTATAACATCTTTTGAAGGTCGAGAGGTCATCGGGTGAATAGCTACTTCGGGGGGAGCTTCTGTTCCATCTGCATCTGTAGCATTGTGAAAATATTTCAAATTGCGTCTCTGCGTCTTTCCACGTTTTAAATTATTTTCAAGACGAACTGCATCCGCTCTTGCAATACTTAGGATACCTACAATGTCGGGGTATTTCTTAACCATCGTTTCACTGAAGCAGGGGTCATATCCCTTGAGAGGCTTTGGAAGACATCCCTGGGGAACTTTATTACAACGTTTGATAAACGTTCGTTTGGTGGCTTTGTGGAATCGCGTGTATTTGGATGGAAGAAGTAGACTCAAAACCTTTATATCTTTCGTAGTTCGATAAACTTGCATTTTTTTCATGTATGCAGACCACAAATCAATTGACAGTTTTCCCATGAATGGGTTTGGATAAAAATAAGCATGAAAATGAGGCGTCAAACAACGTTTTCCGTCTTTCATCGGTGGTCCGCGAAAATCATTTTCTGGCTTGTCATTCAATCGGAATAGAAGAGTTCCTTTTGGAAACGTTTTCACGTGAAGCTTTGACCTTCTGTATGGAATGGTCTCCATTGTTTAGATAAAGTATTTTAATCAAATATCGACGACATCAACTATTTTTCTGTTTCGAGTGACAATCATACATATTCTTGACACATATCCTTTGAATACTTTCAAAATTAATGACGACTTTGTTTTCCCTAACCAATCCGGATATTTTTCCACGATTTCGTAAAATCGTTCTACAACATCTTTTGGAGCTTGAGAATCAGTTTTTCTGTAAAATGTGGAATCGAACAGTCGCAAATTTCGTTCTACCGAATCGGTCTTCTGCAGAATGTAGTCCAAAATTTGTTTGCTTCGCCTGTCTTGTTTAATCCTGGCTTCAAGATAAAATAGAGGAAACGCTATGTTGTATTCAGTCACAATTCCAATTCCATAATCATTCGTAATCAACCAGGGAATAAGAGTATCGTTCAAAAACGCTTCGTCAACACCAAAGTGATATTTTCCGTGTTCCTTTTTAATTTTGGACTCCTGCGATTTCAAATATTTGTTCACAAAAGAGTTTCCGGCGTCAATTGTTTCCAGGAAACCTGTCCACAAACTGAAAGGAAGTTTTTGTGTTGCGGTAAACCTTCCTGCAACACACCAAGGATAATCAATTCCGTCTTCAAACGTTGACTTGTTTTTCCACTGAAGAGTGTCGTAGAAATTTCGCGCGCCGTACAGAAGCGCTACGTTATTTCGTTCAACTGATTTTGATCGTGAAGCTACTTCCATATGCCCGAATCGTTCCACGAATTCTTTGTCGGGTTCCAGCTCCTGGATGTGCGCAATGTTCATGGCATGAGTGTTTATGTCAAAAATTGGATAGAATCGTACCATCGTCGGAAAAAGACCAACGTGATGATCATCTTCTTTGTAGTCGGGGCAGTCAAATATGTATACCCTAGCATTCATGGATGCAAGAATTTTTGAAATAGCAGGGTCATTCGCAATTTCTCGGTCTACGAATATTTGTAGCTGCGAATGCGGATAGTACTCCATGAAAGACTTCCAATTTTTTAGACCATCAATGTATTTTTGAAAGTTTTTGTAAATGGGGTAAGCACGAAAAAATACAAGATTAACCGTATTTGCATATTTTCGTGATGGATTCTGTATAATTTCAAAGTCACATATGGGGTTTTCCATTATTTAACTAAGATCAAATAATATCCGCGAATTTTGAACTTTTCTACATTTTCAAACCGATCAAACTTGTAGTTGCGGGGAACTTTTAGGAACACGTGTGTCGGCCGATTTTCTTTTGCAAGAACTTCTCGGACATACTCATCAACACGCTTGTCTCCCAAATAGAGATCCAACTCTTTGTGCTGTTTGTAATCCGGTCCGCCCCACGGAGCATCAATGTATAGAACATCCGTCTTCCAATTGAAAAGTTTTGTGGAATCGCCCTGATGAAGTTTTACATTTTTCAAACCAAAAACGTCTACATTGTTTTGCAGAGCTTCAAAGTTTGTGGGATCCAATTCAATTGAATCTACTTTCTTGAAGTGCAACCCAAACAAAATTGTGTCTCCACCAACGTTTCCGGTCAGATCTGTTATGTGCTTATCTTTGAGAGTCTTCAGCACTGATCGCATATGCTGAAGAAGAACATCCCCATCTTTGCGCTTTGTTATGCTGTATTCACCTTCTGGAGTTAACTTCAATTTTGAGTAGTCAACTCCAGACTTTTTGGGGAAAAATTCTTCCATCCGGTGCCCTCCAATTCGGCGAACCGTTTTATGCCGTCTTGATCTTAGCGTTTTCTGCCTCCTCATTATCTTTCTCCTCAGCTTCTTGTTTTTGTTTGAGTTCGGCAACCAACTTTTGTTTGAATTCGGTCATTTCCTGTGCATCGGGATTGCAAACAGCCTTTTCGGTTTGATTGACGTTCCAAACAGTTGCCACCCAAGAAACCAGCATCATTAGGTATCCCACACCAATAACTTCTGCTGTTTCCTGACTGAATCCAAAAAGAGATTTCAGTGTATTTACTGAAAACCGGCGTATTACTGGAAAATAAACGGCTAATCCATAAATTCCTGCAGGATACGTTGCCCAAATTGCTCCCTGAAGAGCGTGGGTCCCCACATTTGTTTTCTGACACTGGATACCACTTGATGCAACCGAAATTATCATTCCTGCAAAGAAGAGAGCTACATACACAACTCCAACAGATAAGAAAAGTTTTCCGATCTCCATTTATGTTAATCTAGACAGTTTGATATGTTTGGATTTCCCGTTCAATCATTCCCAACATCTTTTTCCTCTCCGAGTAGTGTGGCCGTGTTATGTCTTTTGCTTGTTTGAGCGTCTTCCAGGCAACAGCAGAAACCTCACGTTTTTGCATGGCTGTCAATTTTTGACTCGTATTAATTAGCTTTGAATCTTTCAGGAGAGCAATAAAATAGGTGTGCTTGTAGTTGATGCCGTTTGTTCCCGTAAAGACTTCCGTGTATGACTTTGCAGGAAGAACCTCATACGCTTCGGAAGGAATGTTTGTTTCTTCCCAAAATTCTCGGACTGCACAATCAACGTCCGACTCTCCTTTCATACGACGGCCCTTCGGAAACCCCCACTCGGGATCCACATATTTCGATGAGTTCTCCTTTACTAATGTTTGGCGATCGAGCGTATCGTACTGACGCTTGGACACCTCATATTCAATCGAATGTGTATCTCGGCCTTTTCCCCACATTTCCGTCCAGAGCGTATCAAATTCTTCTGTTGTTATCTTTTTTTGCTCATCGATGGTCATGTTAGAAATAAGACGCTTTACGAGATCCAGGGAATCCATCGCGTATTTCCCACGAATGAACTCCATGTAGGCCATACTGTCTTTGCGTTTCACCATGAGTACACTTACGTTTGTCGGATTGTTTGGCAATTTCATGGGTTCATAAATTTCACGAAGGAGTAGGACTCCACATGACGTTATTGGATCTTTACATGTTTTGAAAACATGACCGCGGCCACCACAATTGTTGCAGTACATTATTTTAGTGTTCATCGCTCGCTGTATACTGGTTCGTTTTTTAGTAAGGTATTTCTTACAAATGGGAGGTTCCACGTCAAAACCCACAATTGATCCATCAGTGTATATGAAGCAAGCGGAAGAACAACTGAAACCACTTTCAATAATTCCTGAGGCGTCGGCGCAAGTTGTTCAAGCTCAGGCACTTCAAGCAAAAGCTCTGGCAGAACAGGCTGCAGGCATTGCACGAGAACAGACCGGATGGGCTTGGTTTTACGTAAAGTCGCTGGGTATCTTCATAGGAGTTGCAGGTCTTATTCTTGGTATTCTGTATTTGATTGATTATATCGGAATAACCTATTACAATCGCAGTATTATCGGTCTTCTGCGAATCATACAAGAACCCGCTCCTCCGGCGTCAGGTCAGTCTGGTGGCAGTGATAAAGCTCCTCCTCCTCCAACTCAGAAAGTAGCGTTTAATCCGGTCTTCAACCAAATTTATAATACTTTAACAGGATCCGCTGGAAGTGGAGATCTCCTTCCGAAACTTCAGGACGCAACGAAACAATCGTTGATCCCGGGAACTTCGGCCCCTCTCTCTTCTGATACACAGGGAGCATTCAGCATGCAGTGGTGGATGTTTGTCAAAGACTGGAACTACGGATTCGGAAAAGAAAAAGTGGTTCTATCTCGCGCAGATCCCACGAACCAAAACGTTTTGAACCCCAAGGTAAGCCTGCATCCGACAGACAACACTTTGCGTGTGAGCGTTTCTGTCTTCCCGGATAGTGAAGGATCTGCAGGAAAAACAGAACCTGCTCCCGCAGATAGCGGCGGAGCATCTACAGACGACGTGTTCCTCTGCGAAGTTCCCAACATTCCTCTGCAATCCTGGTTCTCTGTGGGAGTTTCAGTATTTGGAAGGAACCTGGACATATACATTGATGGTAAACTTGTTAAGTCCTGTTTCTTGCCGGGAGTTCCCAAGCCTGCAACGGGAGATATTACATTATCTCCGAGTGGAGGATTCTCGGGGTACCTCTGCAACTTCAACTATTACGCGCGCATGCTCACACCCGGAGATGCGTCAACGTTTAATGGAGCTGGAACAACTTGTCAAAATCAGGTTCCCACAAATGGAACCGGCGGTGGAACGGCATCTACTGGGTATGCTGTCAAATTTGGAGTCTACGACATGCAAGGAAAGGAAGTTCAGGAGTACACGTTCTAACAATATTGAGAAACATCAAAATAGAATTGTTCGTCTGGAAAAATACAATCAACTGATTTGGCTGTTTTCCTGTAAATTAGGGTTGCACTAATTTCGTTGTTGTACAAATAGATTTCATCAATTTCTTTCATATCCATATATACCTCTGCATTTTTAGACATGTGCTGATAAATGTCTTTTGCAACTGATTCCGGAACAAACTGATTACGTCTCTCATCCAAACGCTTGAGAGCTGTAGGCAATGTGGTATACGTCATTCCTAAAAGTATTTTGTACCCTTTTGATTTGAGATGCTTCATAACTTCGGAAATATCACCTTTATTACGACAGGTTCCATCGTAAAAAATTGAGTATCCATCTTCGATTGAACGATTGATTGAATGATTGAGTATACGTCTTGCCTCTTCTCTTCCAACTTCTTTGATGTTGTCCAAATTGAGATACACAAACGATGTCTTAATTTTTGCATCATTCAAAAACTTGTACCGCGTCGATGTCTTTCCAGTTCCAGAAGCTCCACAAAAAAACAAAGCAAGTTTGTGCTTCGTGGGTTTTCGAACCTTTTCTGTCAAATGAAGATACACTTCTTCTTCCATTACTTACTCAGGAGGAAATCGGGCCACTCTCGCTTCGTGTAAGCAACAATGTTTCTTGCTTTCAACTTGGACTCGCGATAGAATGTTTGATATGCAAGGATGGGATCGTCCCGTTTGTATTCGTCAGGCATGGCTTGGTTGGGAGTTGTCAAGCCTATATTTAGAATTCCCCTGGGAGGATTCTGAAAGAGCCACGCAATGTGAGCTTCTGTTTTGTGCACCCTTTCTTCGCCATACCGATGGTTGTATTCTTTACAAAGCCAGATGCCCAAAGAAGCCAACCACAAATAGTTCGTAAGCGAACTGCGCACCCAAATAGAACAGGGATGGTTCTTGTGAGCGAGCTTGTATGCTGTAGGCGGCAGATTTTCAGGATTCAACATCCAATGCGCCGAGTACAACATTTGTGCAGTTTCAATAATCATTTTGACCACATGTTTATCACAGTGCATCCGGGCAGCCTGCCTTGGACTTCGTGAAAGAAAGAATATGTTCATTCCGTGCAAGATAATGATCTGGAAACTATTTCATCCGTTTTAGAAATAATGGACAGTGCTATGATAGCAGTTCTTGTTGCAGTCGCAGTTGTGGTAGTTGTATATTTGTACTTTCGAGCAAAGGGAAGTAGTGTTCAGTCTTCGGGGATCATAACGTCTTCCGTTGATGCAACCAAACCACTGACAAGCAAGGGATCACTGCCTCCTTCGTACGATCAAGATAAAGGCCTCACTTTTTCATACACTTGCTGGATACTTGTTGACGACTTTGCGTACAGGATTGGACAACAGAAGGTTATATTCACTAAGGGACCCACCGATTTGACTTCCATGTGCCCCGGAGTATTCCTTGACGGAAACACAAATTCAATCCTGGTAAAGATTGACACATTTGGAGCACAGGAAGTTATTCCTATTTCAAACATTCCTGCAAAGAAATGGGTTCACTTTGCTCTGGTCGTGGATCAGGATTCTGTGGACGTCTACATCAACGGAGTTCTTCACACGCACCACACGCTCGCTCAATTACCTCGTCAGAACCCAAGTCCAGTAAATGTTGGAGTCGGAGGAGGTTTTCAGGGAAAGCTTGCAAACCTGAATTATTATAACTACTTCCTGACTCCCGAGCAGGTTGCGGGTTCCATGGGTTCTCCCCCGTCTGCAAATCCTGATCACACTCAGGAACCTGCGACTCCTCCCTATTTCGATATAACTTGGTGGACTGGACGTAAAAATTAGGACGTCGGAATAATATCGTTATAACCGGTCGGGATAGCGTCCAGGCTTGCTTTTGCAGCGGCCGCCTGCTGGCTTTGGGCCTGCATTTGTTCATTTGTTTTCTTAAATTGTGTTGTCAGTTCATCTACTTTCTTTTCTGTGCTCTCCAGCTTTTTGTTTAGGGAGTACAGCGTTGGAGCAGCCTCCTTCTTTTCGGGTCCGTTCGTTAGATGTTCGCGAATAAACCAGTCGCGGTTTCGGATCATATATAGAGTCCAGTACAGAAGAATTCCGATTGCAAAAATTTGTAGTCTTCGTTTCGTAAACATCTTTACTTATTTTAATACAAATGAGTTCTCAATCCGTGAATGCTACCACTTACAGTGGGTATCAGTTAACTCCAACTGCAAGCGCTACGCCTGGAGTTGGAACTTTGTGGATGGCGCGTGTTCCGTCTCGCGACGCCTCTGACAATACAAGATTAATCCGCGAGCAGCTCCGATACAATGAATTTAAAACTGGAACTCCTATTGCTCCGGGTAATACGGAAAATCCCTGGATCCCATACAGCAACGGGTTTCGTTTGACTTATCTGTTTGGTAAGCTCAAGTGTATTTCTTGTTCTGGAAATGCGTTATACGGAAATGGTCCAAATGTTAATAACGTTGGGTTCGCGTCCAATCCTGATCCTAATGCTGGTACCGGCCCTTCCTAAACGTCTTATGCAGGTGTTTTTTGATCTTCTGCTTTTGAGTCTTTGTTAAGGTTGTGGGCGTATACGTAAAAAAGTATTCCAGGAACTCTCGAGAATTTTTATCCTTCGAAAGCTTTTCGTATAAATCTGACTTTTCAGCTCTCATGTCGATTAACGATTTTTGTTTTCCTAAGCACGTTATCGGTGTTAACAACTTGTAACGTCTAGGAAGGTTGCTGTTTGCCATTTCAACCAGGTGCTGTGCAGTACACAGAATTCGTTGCTCCGGAATTTCTTCACGAAAGTACTTTGGAGCATACAAAATTGATAAGAAAAATTGCAGGAGCGTCGGAATACTTGCAATCATCAAACGGCTTGGTGCTTCGTGATAACTGTGGCATGCCTGTGTTTCATAAATCCGGATTAGAGTGTGGCCCGTTTTTGCATTGTTGATATCCGTGTGAGGTGCAAGAAGTTCTTCGAACGCTGGCTTGTCAACTTGTTTTACATCTTCCTCCTTGAATGCGGTCATAAGTTTCTTTGCAATACCGTCTCGCTTCTCGGGAGTTGAAAGAATGTCCAGCGGAAGCATCCAGTTGCTTCTCTTTTTGGACTGGTAATCTGCTGCATTAAATCCCAGCAGAATGGCATCTTCTTCAATCATGATCTTTTCAATTATATCCTGTGCTTCGGTTGTCAAATGTGTGTTGTTCAATTCAACTTGTGTTGAAGGGCACGTCATGGGATAATGTTTGTTGAGCAGCTGAAGACGGTTGTACACCTTCTTCCATCTTTCCACAAATCCCTTTGGTCTTGAAAGTTCAAGATACACCGACATACGCAGGAAATTGGGGGACACATAATGGATGCCGTTTCGCTCGTACCCCTCATTCCATAGCTTCTTAAAAATGGTTTCGTCCATAAATGAAATGTCTGCAAGACCGTTGTAATCCGCAAATACCTTGTAGGTTCCAACGTGTACACCCGGTTTTACCTCCACACTCGAGTATCCCTCTGCAGCAAGCTGATCTGCTAGCTGTACTGCATGAAGTTGTGGACTTTCTGAAAAGAAGTCGTAGTCGGGGATATCCCTGTCAGGGTCGTAGAACCGATCCTCTGGTGGAAGAAGATTGTTGATTGCAGTTCCGCCATAACACAAAACACGGTTCCTTTTCAAAAACTTTTCAACTATTGTAAGTGCATTCTTGAGGATGGGATTCTTTGCAGCCTCCCGGTCAAGTTGATCCTGTGCTAGCTCAGCAACTTTCTCTATGGAAGTTTCCATTACTTATGTCTGTGGAAAATGATCCAAGAAATAATTTTTGTCTGAAGCAAGGAATGGTCAAACGGACCTCACGAGAGAATGCGAAGGACAGGAAGGCATCGGAAGATCTTTCTGACGGGAGCGGAGGGCCTCCCCATAAGAAGGGAAAATATAACCTGCGAAACAGAACACGGTCTGGAAGTGGGTCTCCTCCAGATAAGACAGACAAGAAGAAACCAAAGAAGAAGGAAGAAAAGGAAGAAATTCTTTGGATCAACGATGATACTCTGCAGGATTCCGATTCAGATGATTCTTCCTATCGTACAGAAGACGCAGAAGAAGATGAATTACTCCCCAGAGTCAACATCCATATTCATACGTCTCTCCCTGCTGAGGACCCGAAGAAAGATTGGGGTGGCGAAGATAAGAAGAATACTGACGATGGCTTCTTGCTGTATTTGATCGACAAGTATGGAAAAGGTCTTCCAGAAGAAGAAACAGAAGAAGAAACAGAGGAAGAAGAAGAGAAACCGAAACGTAAAGGAAAGGATCGTGAAGCAATTCCAATCAAACTAAATTTTTCCGAGAAGAAGTATTTCAATTCTTTGAAGAAACAGAAGCAAAAGGAATTTCTCAATGTTATGGAGCGTGTTGCAAAACTAGGTTTGGAAGAAGGAGATATTCCTTATAAATTTAAAGTTCTTGATATGCCGATTTCCGACTACATGAAGTCGCATGTCATCAAGAAGATCAACATGTTATCTGAAATGAGTCCTGACGGAGGAGAATCTCATAAGCTCAAAAATTGGATTGACGGACTTCTGCGTATTCCATTTGGAAAGACAGTTCCTCTGCCTGTACAAGTAGAAGATGGTCAACAAAAGTGCAATGAGTTCATGATGAACGCAAAAGCAACAATGAACAAATCTATTTATGGAATGAACTCTGCTAAAATACAGATCATGCAAATTATTGCACAATGGATAGTAAACCCAAGTTCGGTTGGAAATGTTATTGCATTAAAAGGTCCCATGGGTGTTGGTAAAACGTCATTCGCAAAGAACGCAATCGCGAAGGTGCTCAACCGTCCTTTTGAGTTCTTCAGTTTGGGAGGAGCTTCTGACATTTCAAACTTTGTCGGTCATTCCTATACATACGAAGGTTCTATTTGGGGACGCATCGCTGACTGTCTCATGCATGCGGGGAGTATGAATCCTGTGCTGTATTTTGACGAGGTAGACAAAATTTCTACTACGCCTCATGGAGAAGAAATTATCAGTATGCTGATCCATTTGACTGACCGTTCTCAAAATACACAGTTTCACGATCGCTACTTTTCTGGAATTGATTTTGATTTGTCTCAGTGCCTGTTTGTATTTTCATTAAACGACATTGAGCGTGTGCATCCTATTCTGCGTGATCGCATGACGGTTATTCAGTGTGATGGATACAACGAAAAAGATAAGACCGAAATTTTGAAAGGACATATTTGGCCACAGCTTCTTGATCGTTTGCGGTTTGATCATGAAGATGTCAAGTTTACTGATGATGGTCTGAAATTTTTGATCAACGAATACTCCAAAGAAGAAAAAGGTGTTCGCACACTCATTCGAACTGTTGAGGGTTTGATGACTCGCCTTAACATGCTTCGTGTTGCAGATAGGGAAACAATGCAGGAATATCCCTTCTATATGGATTTGACTTTACCTCTGCAAATAGATGAAAAAGTTATCAAAACTTTATTGGGCGATATTAATCCGAAAGAACCTGAAACTTGGAGATTTATGTATACTTAAGCAAACTCCAGACCAATTACTTGTCCAGCGCCATTTGCTTTTAGCTGTATAGTTCTATCCACAAGAGGCTCTACCCAAGAGAGCCACTGTTCCTGAGGAACTCCTGTTTCCACAAGAAGTTTGTATGCTTCAACAAGACGCTCATTATCATCAACAATTTCCACAAGCATTGGAAGCTTGCGACCAAGAATCTCTGCTGGAGATTCCTGAACGCCAATACCTTCCATGTAGCCCGAAAGAATGTTGCACAAACGAGTTAGATTACCCTGTGCACACATGCCAACGTTGTCCTCCATTTCTTGACGAAGGATTCTACAAAGATCTTTCTTATCTGGAGACTTTGTAATATATTGCCAAACTCCATCTAGAGTTCTTCCGTAAATACCTTTTCCCATATCATACACATCTTCATCCTGACAGTACTTTGCAGACATTTGCCACGCTCCTTTCGGAGTAAGGCTGCAATCTACAATAATTTCGCCAGGAGTCTTTGAACATGTTGTCATATTCCATTTGTATTCGGTTGGAACTACAATCTTGAGAATACGATTAACCATATCCTTGGTTTGCTTGACAGCAACCGTTGTATGAACATTCTGTGCATCTCTTGCGAAGTGTCCCAGCTCTCCTACACGAGGAGCAGCTTGTTGCTGTACAGCATTTCCACCTACAAGTACGGCTACACGTAGTCTTAGATTATCAGCTGCCACATTCGCGTCATTCTGAGCCTGTGCATTTGCCCATGCTTCACGACGTTGACGCCATTCTTCATGACGAATTCTATTACGTTCCTCTGCACGAGCCCGTGCTGCTGCATCTGGATCAATTCCAGTTCTCACAATCTCTTCTTGATGATGACGCGTTAGCTGTGTCATAGCTCGGTTATGCTGTGCTCTCATAAGTTGTACTTCAAGTTGTAAGTCTTCTCTGAGACGAATACGTTGTACAAAGTCCTGCTCTGCTTGAACCATAAGGTCATAACGATTTTCAAGATCTCTGATTTCCTTTTTCTGAATATATCCCAGTTCTTTAATTGCTAGATAGTTTGGTCCATTAGTTTCAAGTGTGTTCAAATGAACTCCACAGCGAACATTGTTGTCCTTGCATGTCTTTCCACACACTTCGCCATCAGCTCTAATGCCAATACATCTGTTGCGAGCTGCCATCTTTTGAATTCTAATAATATTTTATACGAACTTTCCGTTTTTGAATACGGAAAAACCAGGATGGGGGGGTATACCAGGACAGCAACGCAGCCTAACAAGGGGCGACTGTGTACCGAGACCCAAAAAGGGCACCTTAAAAA